TGAGTATGAAGGTTCACGTCCTCTTATGAGGTCTATTGACGAGGTGGGCTTTCAATACGCCCCAACTGTCTATGACGTTGAAAATGACATGACTCATGAATTGCAAACAGGATATTGGACAAAGCGTGGAGCAAAGAAAAAGTCCAAAGAAATGCTTCCTAGTGATATTGAGATGTATCCCATTGAAGAAGGCGAAGACACTAATGGCACGAGGTAAAGAAGAAAAAGACAACCCAAACCGCCGACCAAAGCGTGGTCTTGGTGTCTCATTGTCAAACATTATGCAAGAAGCCGATGAACGTGGAAGCACGGAACGAGGTCAAGAACGTGAATCCCATGCTTTTGGGTTGAGTGCACCACAAGAATCTGAACCAGACACAGAGTAAGTCATGCCTACAGGCGATGAACACTGGTTAGAACGTCTGAAAACAGGCAAGTATTATCATTACCCAATTAATAATCCAACAGCAGTAAACCAGGATTGGACTTCTAGTAAGTCTCCTAAAATCATATGGGGAGTTGCTCGCCGTGAGATTTGGGGCAGTCGTGCTTATCGTAAAGGCAAAATGCCACAACCAATGGTTGCTCCGTATGATTATGAATGGCAAGCCAAATCTCACTCAGAGATGTTAAATAATGATTTAATGAAAAACCCACACAATCACGATTGGTAAAAAATATGGCATCTAAAAAAGAAGTTTGGGACAAACCAAACCCTAAAAAGAAATCAACAAAGTTGACTCCTGAACAAAAATCAGAAGCAAAAGCACGTGCTAAGGCTGCTGGTCGTCCGTACCCAAATCTTGTGGACAACATGGCTGTGTCTAAGAAGGGTAAAAAGTAATGGCAACCAAGAAATCAGAAGCGTGGCAACGCAAAGAAGGCAAGAACGAAAAAGGTGGGCTGAATGAAAAAGGTCGTAAATCATATGAAAGGGCAAATCCTGGTTCAGACCTTAAGCCCCCTGTCAAGAAGGAGCAGGCTGCTAAGTCTAAGAAGTCTGCTGCTCGCCGTGACTCTTTTTGTGCTCGTATGGAAGGTATGAAGAAGAAAAATACCTCAGCCAAAACTGCTAACGACCCCGATAGCCGTATCAATAAATCTCTTAGAGCCTGGGATTGCTAAACCAACAAAGTAGGCATATATGCGTTTTAAAAAAGTAAATGTAGACCGAATGGAAGGGGATAACCCTGATTCATTGTCTCGCACTGCCAAGGTGCAACGACGCATTGCCACTTCTTTAATTAGACCTACTTCTGCAAATACTGGCGAACAACGTGAAATTTTAAGAAATTACGAAGATTATGGAGACCTTGTAAGTCCTGATACTTTTTCAAAAAGTATTAAAGATGACAAATACATTGCTGAAAGTAGGGATAAACAATTAACACAAGCAATGGGTACAGCAGAGTTGTACAAAAATGCTATGCACACCAGAGAAGCAGAATTAGTTTCAATACGTCAAGACAATCCACGAGGAGCAATAGATGCAGAATGGGCTTTGGATGGTTTACGAGGTTTGTACGCACAAGAATCAGAAAAGATTGAAAGACTTGCCAGTCCTCCAAAACCTGGGCAAACATCTAAACACGTTACATTGGCAGCCTTACTAGGAAAGCATGCAGTTGGTTATGCTCTAAGTGATTCAAACCCTGAGATGCGTAAAGAACATCCTGGTCCCTACAGCCTTCTTCCAGACTACGAAGCCCCAGATGGACCTACAGGTGTTTGGAACGCCGCAGATTTAGGTACAGCAAAAGCAACACACCGTGCTAACACACGAAATCTTACTCGTGGTCAACGCTTAAAAGAAAGAATTGCTCCATACCGTGCGGTAGTACATGAATTGTCAGATGCTTACGGTGGAGCAGAGGAAGGTGGATGGGTATACGAAACAGGTGAACTTGTGCACACCAGTCGTGGGTTTGTTACAGCACGTGGTGCTGCAAAAGAAGTAGAAAAGTTAAAAACTAAATACACTAGAGCAAAAAATGGACGAAACATTCTTAGCATGAGTCCAAGTGATGTGTACGACATGGATGTTGACCAAGGTGTGTTTGAACCGCAAGAGTACACAGACAACTGGGCAAAAGCACATTTAGGAAATGAAGCAGCAACATTTATAGAAGAACCAAATGACGAAGACTACGACTACAGTCATTTTGGGCAACATTCAAACGATTACAAAGTTAATTTAGCCTACGGTAATATTGGTAATTACCCTAAACGCCGCCCACGTTACGAGTAGTAGGTTATAATTAATATATGGCTGGGGGAAATGACACATCTAGAAGCGAAAACCGTCGTCCGCAACGACCAAGAGTAGGTGCTGTATACGAATGGCAACCTCAAGGCTTGGATGTTTTTGACCCAAAGGTAAAGCGACCAGTAGGTTCTAGAGTACGTGTTGCCAAAGGAAGTAAAACAGGTGTTCGTGGACGTATGCCTCACCCATTTACTTACTTAGAAGACCCCGACACAGGTGAATTCTTAGGTCTTGCCCTTGATGGTAGTTTGAGGTCATCAGGCAACCAAGTTGAAGAATAACAAATACTAGATACACTCATAACACAATTTAATAGGAGCACCACATGGCTGAAGAAATGAACCGTCTACTTGTTTGCAAAACACACGGTGTTATGTACAAAATGAAACCATACACTGGAACTCCAGAGTACGACATGGAATTGCGTGAATTGTGTGACCGACACAATGCTCAAGTACCAGACCCAGAAAATTGCAAGGCTGTAATCTTTGTAACCGACAAGGACACAGCCAGTAAACTTGACGTTGAGACCGCTCTTAAAAATGAACTTAAAGAGCAAGATGTATACATTAGAGATTTCCGTGACGAACTAAAAGTGGACGCATTGAAATGCTTTAATCGCCATAGTCGCCCTAAACAAGGTTGCATTGACTGGTGTAACGATGAAAAAACAATTGGTCGCAAGGTGGGTATTCCAGTAGAAAAACGCCAGTACCTCTGCATGTACTGCCCAGCCGCCGAGTATTACACGCACCGTCAACGCACCGAATTGGGATTATACAACTAGTGATAGTTGTTACTTTTGAAGCAATCGCACACAGGGCTGAAGAACTTGGTGCCAGCCAACCTAATAAACACGGACGCAAGTTATGGAACTTATTCTTCAGTGCTTACAACGGTCGCATTTGTTTACTTGTTAATGGTGTGGAAAAGCACCAACACCAGTTGGTTATGGAATGGTTAAAACGAGAAAACTTTAAACCAGGTTCAATTGATTTTCACTGGGAAAAAGGTTCAGAAAACCGCTTAGACAGAGTACGAGCATTGCACGCAACACATACCAACATTGACTGGTATATTGACACCGACCCTGAAGCAGTTGCTAAAGTACTTAAAGACGGAATACCCACACTTTTAGTATCAGTTCCTTTTACTATCCGACCAGAATGGGAGGAGCCAAGGACTATCATTGCATGGGATAAGTTATCAAATGAACTAGAAAACCAAGCACTAAAGAAAGCGGAGAGAGAGTGGACGGAATGACAAGGACTGTTGAAGAACTGGCAGAAATTGATGAAGATATTTTGCTTATGGACGGGTTTAATGATGCCTTGATTGGGTACTCCCAACGTATTGGCGAACCAGTTCTTGCGGTGTACTCATGGCAAAAGATGGTTGACGTTCTTGTAAAGGATATGTCCTACGAGGACGCTGTGGAATACATTGAGTACAATTGTCTTGGAGCGTGGGTGGGAGAGCGAACGCCAATTATCGTAATGTCAATGGAGTTCTAATATGAAGATATTCTTTGGCGGTGCTGAGAAAGGTATGTATGCTTCCATGCTTACTGCTCAAGGCGTATCCCGACTAGGGGTAAACCTTACACATTTCAGCATCCCAAAGAAAAAAGTATTAGACCTAAAAGACAAGTTTAATAACAGTGAACTACTGGTATACACCTCAGAAGGTGATGAAGACGTAGCACGTTATGACGCATTTCTACGAGCCAATGTTGATGATATAACGTACGTAATTGGCAGACCTGACTATAATGGTGATTGGTTAGGAAGTAAATACATTCCAATTTGGAATGACCCAACAGACCTAGAACGTTTTAACTATCTATGCCAACGTTATGGACGAGTTGCCATTAGTGACAAAGCCCTGTCAGCGCACCCACCTGCTCGTATTAACAGTATTGCCAAGCGTTGGACAGCCAGCCTCATTGGGATTACATCTAAGCCTGAACAAATTGAAAACGTGGAGTGGGAAGCAGTAGTCGTTGGTTCTTGGAGTAGTGCTGTACGTTACGGGGAAACACAGGTATGGACAGGTCATGGGTTACGCCGTTACCCTGCCCAACAAAAAGATTCAGCACGCAAACGACACAGAGCAGACATTGAACGTCTAGGTATATCGTACGAATCAGTCATCAATGACGAAGTAGATGCCGTTGCAGAGTTAGCAATTAAATCATGGAAGTTGTACGAGCAGAGAGTTTTTGGGGGCTATGACCACATGGAAACAGGCAGTGATGACGATAACGAAGTAATCAAAACAAGTGACATAACAATTATGTCACCACAAAGTGGTAGTCCAGATAATGCGTCATTTAGGGGGGGAAGTATTGTTATACCACCTCCTGAGAAGCGGCACGAGTCAGAGCGTGTATTGTTGCCTGTAGTAGGCATTGAGAACGTTACTTCAATAGGCTCTCAAACCGTTGATAATGAAGGAGAATCTATTGAAATTGCCCCTGAACAAGTATCGGTTTTAAGGTATAAATCCAACCCTTTACGACAGTGCGATAATTGTTATCTCGCTTCTAAATGTCCTAGTTTTAAGGAACATACAGAATGTGCATATAACCTTCCAATTGAGATTCGCACTAAAGACCAGTTACAAAGTGCATTGAGGGCAATGTTAGAGATGCAAGTGAGTCGTGTGTTGTTCGCTCGCTTTGCCGAAGAACTTGAAGGTCAAGGAATGGACCCAGCCTTGTCAGAAGAAATGGACAGAGTGTTTGACATGGTTGAAAAGTTCAAAGGTATTACCGACACCAGAGATTTGGTACGATTTGAAGTAGAGGCTCGTGGCTCAAGCGGTGTTCTTTCACGTTTGTTTGGACAACGGGCTGCTGAGGTTGCTAACCCAATGCCGTACGGAGGATTGGGACCAGCCGCCACAGATGCTATGTACAGTGAAATTATGGAGGTAGAGGAAGAATAGTTATGGCAGAGAAGAAGTTGCCATATGATTACAAATGTCCAGAATGTGGATTAAGTGTTTCAGTATTAAGTAACACTTATCCACCTGTGTGCAGTAACCCAAGAGAGCACACACTCAGAAGTATAGAAATGGTTTTACAAAATGAACAACATAGAGCATCGCAGAATCACTGACGTAGGTATTGACATGGACGGGGTTACATACCCGTTTTATGAAGCGTTTAGGAAGTACTGCGAAGACAAACTTGGCAAGGGTCACTACCCTGACCCACAAACGTGGGATTTTTATAAAACTTGGGGACTAGAACTAGACCAATTTCATCGGCTGTTAGAAGAAGGCGCTAAAACGCACAATTTGTTTTCTTCAGAACCACCTATGGAAGGTGTTCAAGAAGCCTGGGAAATACTACGCCAAACAGATGTACGCATCCATGTAGTAACTGCACGCCCATACACTTCATGGGGGCAAACAGCACACTGGTTAGAAAAACACGGCATTGTTCCAGACCATTTATTTTTTACTCACGATAAAACAATTGTTTCTCATGTTGCCACTGGAGAATCGGCAATAATTGATGACCATGTTGATTACTACTTGCAGGCAGAGAAAGTTGGAATTGTTTCGGTATTGCGTAACCAACCTTGGAACGCTCAATTAATTAATGCTCGCAGGGCTGAAAACATCAAAGAGTTCGCTACACTAGTTCAAAAGGTAAACAATAGGGAGATAGCATGGCTAAAACCGAGCGTGAACAAATCTTACAAGACGCTATTACGATAATTGTAGGAGACCGTAACGTTGATTACGGAGACCCATATGACGATTTCAGTATGACTGCCACCTTGTGGGAAAGTTATATCAAGCGTGTAGCAGAACGTACTGGTGAAGTTTCAATCCAACCACATGACGTTGCTGCAATGATGGTGTTGTTGAAAATCAGTCGCTTGTCGTGGACACCCGATAAAAAAGATCATTGGATGGACATTGCAGGCTATGTAGGTTGTGGTTGGGATTGTGTAACTCGTACAGATACAGAGGAAAAGTAATGTTGATTGTAGATAACTACCAAGCAAAAACAGTTGTTGAAGCAATGGTTGTTCCAGAGTACAAACGATTGGAACGAGCACTAGATGTTCTTCCAGATGTTTTGGGAACAGATTTAACAATGCAAGAGATTGCAACAAAGACAGGACTATCACTACTTGAACTTAGGTTTGGTGGATGGGAAGACATTCACAATAAACTAGTAAGTGCTAAACATTCTAATGACCCACAGTGATTCGTGGAGACAAGATGCTTTATGTAGACACAAGCATCTAGATTTTTGGTATCCACCACTAGAAGCAGACAATCAAGAACAATATTATGCTATTGGACGTGAAGTGTGTCAGATTTGTCCTGTATGGGAAACGTGTTTAGAAGCAGGTAAAGAAGAAGTGTTTGGCATGTGGGGTGGTTTGACCCCAATTGAACGCACTGTGTTCAAAGAAAAACAAAAGAAAACTGCTCTCAAGCCACATGGTTCTTATTTACGATATAGACAAGGTTGTCGTTGTGAACAATGTACAGATATACACAACAAAGCGTTAGAAGAAAGAAAAGACATTGTGTATGTACCTAACGCTGGTGTGACTTCTGACCAGTTTGATTTGTTTACGATATTGTACAAGTTGCTCCAGTAGCACCTGCTAAACTTGTAGTAGACCGTAACATATAGACGCAAGTCAAAAGTGTTGCGGTCTTTTGTTTTATCCACCGACGAAGGAGAGCATATTGATAAAGCACTGGGTCATTTCAGCCTGTGTAACAATCGGAATATTCAACGTAAAAACGGACAACAAAGTAAACGAGGTCGTCAAGCCCACAGACGTAAAAGAAGTGGTGATACCGTCAGGAAAACCTGATAGGTTAGATGTGTCCGTAAAAGTACCGACCACACATAAAGAGCATAAATCTTGTCCCCAATTTGAGCACGTATTCAAGGCATACCAGTTACCAGTAAAAGCGTTTTCATATATCGCATACAGGGAAAGCCGATGCAATCCAAAAGCAATTAATGCTATTTGGGAAAACGGTAAAATTGTATGGACATTGAATAAGAACGGTTCATACGATTCAGGGCTACTGCAAATCAATTCCTCATGGAAAACCGTAACTCGTAATATCTGTGGAACGAGCATAGAGGGCTTGCTTACCCTTGACTGTAATTTGTCTGTAGCAAAATATTTGTACGAAAACGGTGGTTTACGCCACTGGAGTATGTAACATAATAACCAACACAAAACAAATAGGAGAACAATATGTTGATTGAAACAAGCAATTTGTGTGGAACAGCAGAGGCTGCGGAAGTTCTTGGGGTGTTAAAACAACGCATCCATACTTTGCGTAAGCGTGCCGATTTTCCAGCACCAGTTGTCATGCTGGCAGCAACCCCACTTTGGAACAAAGAAGACCTTCTTGTGTTCAAGGCTGGTTGGAAAAAAGCGACCACACAAGTATCTGAATAGTGCGTATAGGTATTGCATCAGGTGACCGCATAGGTCGTGAGCGCTCCCCCGATGGGCTGACCCATTGGGGTGGTGCTGGCTGGGTACGTTTGGCGCAATACATACCGTTACTAAGTGACGGTAGGTTTAAAAACATTACGGAGGTGTACGAAGGTACGCTTGTGTGGCATTACAATTGCTTTAAAATCATCACTGATGATAAAAGTATGCACGACGTAGACATTGTTATTGTACAAAGGCTAATGCACGACGGTCTTTCTTTACATATCCATAAAGCAAAAGTAAATGGTCAAATAATTATCAATGATGTAGATGATTGGTACTGGGGTCTTGACCCAAGCAACTTGGCGTGGAAAGCATCTCACCCCAAATACAACAAAGAAGAAAATACCAAGTTCTATAAAGAAGTAATTAGCACAAGCAGTCTGATAACCGTGTCCACTCCTTTCCTCCGAGACAGAATAAAAGAATGGAATGTTAAGTGTGACGTTGTAATTATCCCCAACACAGTTGATACAGCACGCTACGCAGAACACGACCACACAAACACGACCACACCTACTGTTGGTTGGGTTGGTTCAACAGCACACAGAAGTGGTGACCTAGAAATACTGCGTGGTATTTTAACGACCACACAAAATTACAAATTGATGCACGCTGGCTATTCGCCTCATGCGCCTAAGTTTGCAAACGCTGTAAATGTTGCCGAAGACAGCGTGACACTTGTGCCCGCCGTAGACCCAGAGAACTACCCAGACCTGTTACAGATGGACATAGGTATTGCGCCCCTGCGTGAGTGTTCTTTTAACCGTGCTAAATCTGAAATTAAACTGCTGGAGTACTCTGCATGCGGTATCCCTTGGATTGCTTCTAAGTTAGACGCATACGAAGCGTTACGTGACGAGT